TTTCAAGCTCCGAACTATAGCAAACCCTTTTCCTATCTTCCAAGTTCTGCTAAGCAGGCTTGGTAATCAGGTTTATGACTTGTTACGTCATATCCCTGAGGATTGTACTTTTGATCAATCGCGAGGTATATCAGAGATCCAGGAAGCCCTCAGGGGCGGAATGGAACTGGTTGCCTTCGATCTCTCAAGTGCAACAGATAGGTTCCCAGCTGATATCACTTTCAAACTTCTGAAAGCCATAGGCTGTAAAGAAGCTGATATCGAGCTATTCATTGACATTTCAAGAGGTCAATGGGTATTACCTTCAGGTAAACGGATAAGTTGGTCTAATGGCCAGCCTCTTGGAGTATTTCCTTCATTCGGTGCTTTTGCACTGAGTCACCATATGGTGATCCAAACCTTAAAACCTCGGTTTTATAGGATACTGGGTGATGATTTAGTCATCTCGAAGGAGTGCTATGAAAGTGCACTACAACTATACACCAAACTGGGTGTCCCTATCTCTATGGATAAGTCTATAGATTCCCCATTACTCACTGAGTTTGGGGGAAGAGTAATATCTTCATCAAAAATCTATGGACAACCTAAATGGAGAGAAATCTCTGATAGGTCATTCGTAGACTTAGCTAAGAGCATAGGTCCCTCTGTATTCCATCTACTAAGACCTCGACAAGCGAGAGTCATTAGGATATTAGCGGATATTCCGTCAAATATCAGTCCTTATGGACTTAATTGGAACCCGAAGGGTCTTTCATACAATGAAAGAGTGGATAAGGCCAGTAAATTTATCAGTTTACTGAATTCTGTTCACCTTGACAGTGTGATGGATTCTCTTGCCGAAAATAATCAATTACTATACGAAAGTATGTATTTGACTATGCCAGAGTACAGGTTAAAGTACTTTGACGATCGGTCAGAAAGAAACTGCACCTCTAATTGGGGTGCTATGCTTGACAGTGATGTCAAACGGCGAGTCCTCGCAGTATCTAACATCCGGTACTTGAATATATCGGATGGAGACTGGGATTTACTCAATGTTAATTTCAGCAATTGGAGACTGAATCAAGTCATCTTTGGCGATCCAAGGGGAATACCCTTGTTGAATCGTTTAGAGAAGGCTCTTTTCATCAACCGGCGCAGCAAGTAATTCTGCGTTACTGGCACTAACACAATTG